TAGTGCGATCTTGTTCTTTGATCTGTGATTCTAATTTTTGGTTAGCAATATAAGGATCAAGGGTTACAGGTTTTAATTCTTCAATCGCGGCATCAGCAACAGTCAGATCGTTTTTGGCGGTGTCAAGATCGCTTTGCAGCTCCTCAATTATGATCTTGAGATTTTCATTTTTTTGCCTCAGCTCATCACACTCATTCAATGCCAATTTAAGGCTGTGCTGTAGCGCGATTGTGGGATCGGGGATCGGCAGCAAAAATAGAACTTGATACTTTTCGTAAGTAAAATCAGAAGGAGGCTTCAACCCGTCAATAAATAGTTTTTCATCAGAAGAAGAAAACACTCTTAATTGCTTGTGATCGGTATTAAATACTAAAGGATTTTGGTTAAAAACCATCCATGCTGGTAATGACAGCCCTTTACTCAAAAGCTTGTCAGCTTGATCGTAATCCGTACTGAGTTGGTAATATTTACTCATAAAATTCATCCATAGTTTGTTTTTACCAAGTCCTGTCCAATCGCTCGACCATGCTTACCGCATAACAGCGACGCAACCACGCGATCTCAACCTCTCTCAATCTGCGATCGCGACCCTCAATCTGCGATTCCACAAACGCCGTATGCCATCGGCAAACAAAAGCGATAACGACTAGAGAGATTGGAATTAGAAGTAAATTAGTTGAGTTTTCCATTGTTTCCAAAAGTCCGTTTATCTTGTCTGTACGTGCCATCGGGTAATAAATAATACTTGTAGTTGTCATCAAACTTGGGTGAAATAACCACTTTGTGAGGGTTGCAAACTTGCATCAAAAGCTCAGTAAGTTCTTCTTTTAGTTTTGATGGAATATTTTGATTTAATGTCATATTTTCCTTGCTTCTAATCCGTTTCTTCCAGCGTTACGAGTTTCCACATAGCCCTGCACCTCCAAATATTGCAGATAGCCTTGGACTTCAGCGATCGGTGTTTTATTCCTTTTCAGGTCGGTAATTGACTCACGAATATAATTATCGCGCTCCCAATCCCTACCATCTAGAAAGTCAACAATTTTTAAAAATATTGGCTCTCTATCTTGCAGGAAATCAAAGTCAGAGTTATCAGTAATCGATTCAGGTTGTAATGATAATTGCGTAGGATTATAATCGCTTGGCATTGGCAACAAATTAAGCTTTAAGTTGCCAATACTGGGCAAATCACAAGGCAGATCGTCCAACATTGCAGGATACTGAGCATTGTTGATAAACTCAATAATTTGCTCATCTTTAAGCGATTTAGCTGCATTGATTGCAAATTTACCAAGTGTAACCATAGCAAAGCATTCTCTGATCGCTCCTTGCCCTTCAATTCCCAATGTTTTTACTTCAGACCCTTGGGCAAGAATAATTAATTTAATACCTACTTTTCTAGCTTCACGAACCAATAGCATTATTGATTCAGTAAACTTTTTACCAAGATTGGCAACACAAGCGGGAAATTCATCAAGAATTACGAGTAATGGCTCAAAAGTTGTTTTACCTTTACCTCGTAATTCGTACCGATCGTTCATCAATTGGACTAATCGATTAACCTCATCACCAACAGCTTTATAGTTGCGCCCTGCACCAATTACTGTCATGCCTTGCCAATCATCAGGGGCAGCATGAACATCCAATACGATCGCAGGGGCGGATGATTGGGAAACCAAATATTTAACTAAAGTGGATTTACCCGATCCTGTTTCCCCTAAAAGCATAATATGAGGCTTGGAAAGAGCTTTTTTAATATCGTCCTTAACTAATGGTGCTAAAGGCTTAGCTGATTCCATCACAACTACATCACGTTTTGGCGACGCGTAAGATACTGCTAAATGATTGGATAAGCCCTCATTAGCTCTATCAATGACACTTAGATGGTTTTCACTAGACAAGGATTGATTAAGCCTAGAGAGCTTAAAACAATTGGCTGTAGCTGCTAATTGAGAAATAAAGATGAATCCTTTAGCAAAATCATTTGATTGAAATGGGATAGACAGGAATAGGAGAAAAGCGATAAAGGAACTTGAAAGACTCCCATAGTGAGAGTAGCGCTGTGTAATAAGTACTAGCGCTACTTGTGATACATGGAAATCTTTTGTTAAGTTCATTGCCCTGCTCTCAGTGCCTTTTCCAGTTTGCGGTTAGCAGCTTTTAAATTTTCATCAGTAACAGATCTAAGATTGACATCGCTTTTAAATCCAGATTTATCCAGTAATTTGCGATGTCTGTTTTCTAATTCTTTGCGAGATTCCGAGACTTCTACTACTGCAACTTTAGGCTGTAGATAGGTAGAGTAAACCCAACTACCAGCAAGCCAAACACCAGACAAAACACAAGAACTCATGGCAACTAAAAAGGAAGTGCTGATCGCTCGTACATGGTTAAGGTTGTGCTGTCTGGTTGTAGGCATCGCGGATCTCTCGCAATAATTGATTCTTTTTGAAAGCTGCTTTTGATTCTGTTATTTGCTCTGGTAGCGAGTTCAGGATGTAAGCAGCAAAGCCGATATATCCTGAACTCGCTACGGTCAAAACGATTGAAATAATCTGTTTAATCATCCCAATCATTAACATCGCGATCTTGCCTTGCTTCCCAGTCTGTATCCCAATCAGGGGGAATACCTAAAATCCAACTAAAGAAATTTACAAAGAAGTTAGTCATTTTGCCCTCTGTATTTGTGATGCTGTATAGCCTGAAGAAAACCCAATCGCAAATCCAACTGATACGCCAGTAATCAAAGTAGAGATTATCGACAAAACGAGCAAGGCAATTATCTGATCCTTTGCGCGTAGTCTTTCGATCAGCTCGACCGATGAAAGCGTGGATAGGTCGCGAGAGGTTTTCACTTAATAATTCCTAAAGCCTTGAGCTTTGCTTCTACCTCATCCAATTCTGATAACTGCTCGTTAGTTGCTTCAGAACTTTTTTCTAATGCCACCAACTCATCAAAGCGGGCTGTAAGTGTTTCGATTTCTTGATCGGGTTTAGACTCAGCAAGGGAAGACGGAATGGACAATAGCATAGGCATATGATTCGGAGCGATCGGACTGTAATTTTTTGACAAATTGGTAAAAAAATCAGGATCGATCTTTGGCTCCTCTAATGCACTGTCAAACTCATCTCGCCATGCTTCAAATTTAATTCTTTGCACAACTGAACGGGCTTTGTTGCGCTGATGAGTGTAAATCATCTCAAGACTACCTTCTAACCCCTCAATAACGGGAATAGAGGTACTATTTGCATCTTGAGATGGCTTATCTTGAGATGCAGATTGTTCCGCTTTTACTTGTTCTTTAGTCTTGTATTGGGTTGTCATAACGATCTTAAGATCCTTGATATTTTACGAGTGTTTTTGTTTTTAGAAGCTCCAAACGCTTTAGCAGACCTCTTTTCAGCATACTCAAGAATGATTTTCAATTCATCTTGTGAATAAGGCGGATCGCCAACTCCTGAATAAACAGCATCGCGCCAATCCTCAAAAGTTGATCTTGCAAATCCGTATGCTTCAATAATCTGCTTAACGCTAAGCTCTATATGGCTTTCAGTGTGCGTCATGGCGTGAGCGATCGTGTGCGTCATGGCTTATGAAATAGGATACTACAGCTCGTAGTATTAGCTTGTCAAGTGCTAAAGTAAAATAAATTTATATTGGCAAAATATGGAAGGTATACCGCGCAGCATTCGTTTCTATCCAGATATTTACGCATCACTCATAAAAGAGTTAGAGCGTAGAAGATCAAACGGTGACAAAGAAATTGATTTTACTAAATTGGTTAATGAGCTTTGCTTAATCATGCCTGCCGATGCATGGGGAGATTTAAGCGATCGCCTTTCCAATTTAGAACAGGAAGTTAAAGAAATTAAATTAAAACTTGAAAATGATTAATTTCTTTTTTTTTGATTTGATAATTCGCTAATTCCGTTTGATGCTCTAGATTTGAGCAATGCAGAGCCTTATGTAGAGTCTTTATTAGCACTCTACAAATTTATGAGTCTTTCACTCAATCACCTAAGTCAGTAATTTAAACCCATTTTTATTACTCTTGTATTGAGTATCACAGGTGACGCTAATCTGGCGGATGGCTTGCCTTTTTATTTGCGGGATGCCTCCCTAATTAAGTCAGACGCATTGGGGCTTATATCCAACGGTGACACCATCGACCTATTGCTTGCGTGTCTACGTCATTGTCCTTTGCTAAAGGCTCTGACACGCGTAAGGGGGAATAATTGTTATGCACTGAGTCATCACAACGCTTTCACCTTACAGAGATACAGCTAACCACTTTCTCTGCGTAGACCACAAAACCCAAAATTCTTATGCCAAATACTTGCAAAACTATAACGCTAGCTGCTAATATTGATTTACATAAAAAAGACGGGACGTTAGATTTTGTTTGTGGTAATTCAATACTAACTCCTCAAGTTTAAAAAGTAAAGCACCTCTACCGATTTTGGTAGAGGTGCTTTACTTTTATGTTTTAAAGGTTGTGATTAGACAATAAAAAAGGCGGATCGCTGTAGGGAGTGCGATCCGCCTTTGATCAAGAAAGTAACAAGTTAAACAAAGGTAACAATGCTTTTAAATTATAACTGTTAAAACACAAAATAAAACATGTCGCCACAACTTACCGAATACCAAGTACAAGAGTCTTACCCCGTCCTGCTAGCAAATACTCATGACGTGCGATCGCTGAAAGGTTGCCACAACTGCCGATTTAATAATTGGCGGCTCTGTACCAAAGTACCGCCACGGGATAGCGCTAGTTTCTATACTGCTAACGACTGCCACGATTGGCAGAACAAAAGTGTTTAAAAGCTAATCCTAACGACTCGCTTCGCGCCGCACATAAAAACAAAAATCGCAACGCCTGAAACCATTGATTTCTCGTTGCGATTTTTATTGTGTTTTGCGGGTTTGTTGGTTGGCGCATAGCGCCGCTTTACTTTAAATAAGTTTCACGCATAGTTGGATATTTATCCGCTGGTACAAATTCCATCACGAACTCCTTCCACGGGCGCGATCGGTATCGCTCAATGATCGGCATTGGTGCGATCGCTACTTCTTTCTTGGGTGCTGATTTCCTAGCCATTGTTACCACCTAAAAATAAAAGCTTGAATCCGATACCAAAGCCCCGCATACCATGACGACTCCATCGGATAAGCCTTTTCTTCAAATTGCTCTGAAAGCAAAAGCAGCAAATCAAACAGCTTTTCTTCTTCTGGTGTGCGGTTTTCAATGCTCCACAGCCTCTCAATGTGCGCTAGGTTTGCGTCATTTTCTGCATCATTGGTGATGACTTGGGGCTGTATTTCTGCCAGCAATTCGCCGTAGGTTTTAAGCTGATTTCTAATGTTTTCAGCCTCTTCTTGCAATTCTTGAATCTGGTAATAATTACCACACTCTTCATTGCTCTCTAGAATCATGTCTTCAATCTGTTCTAATTCACTCATTGTTGTTACCTAAAAACTTAAATTTATACACCCATAGCCAAGGGTTTGAATTAGCGATCTCCTTGCCATGCAGCATCTCGATCTCTGAGATATAAGAATCAATGGGAGACTTAAAAGAGTAATCTTCTGCCATGTAATCCCAATAACGATCCCAGTAATCGTCATACTCAATCCCTTCAGCGATCGCCGCCTCAGCCGTGATATCAAGCAATCGCTCTAACTTCACATCAACAATCTCAACCCAGTAACGGGCAAAGGACTTCAGCATGAAACGGGCGTTTTGTTTTGAGTATAAGCCAGTTTTGCGGTTGTTGATTTTTATCAAATCTTGCTCAGTAGGAGTTACCCACTTAGATTCTGGACTATGCCAAAAATACTGAATATGCAGTTTTTTGTTTGTGTAATCTGCGCCAGCTAGGTTTTGCGTTGGCTCTGTTAGGTAGCAGCGATCGCCCACATTATACTTAGGCTTATCACTGCCATTAGATAGGCGGCGTGTCTCGGTTTTAGTACCGTTGAGAACAGCGCAAAAATTGTCTTCTGTGAATGCGATCGGTGGGGTTTTCATGATGCTTCTCCCTTACGATATTTTTTTAAATTTTCAAAATTCCTGTCAATGACTTTTGAGGTTATTTCTGTTAAACGCTCCTCAGAAATCACGATCATATTGTCAGCAAGTGGTAGATAAAATTCAGCATTAAGCTCTGTGCAACGCTTGGCGAAATCATCAAAATTATTTTGCTCTTCAAACAAATAAACATACTGAGTCCCTCTCGCTACAATCATTGTCGCTCCAAACCATTTGTAAGCCTGAGCAATATCTCTAAAAAGTGAATCGTAATCAACCCAACACGCAAGCTTTTCGCCTTGCTGTATCAATTGCCATGCGCGATCGTAGTCGCGACTGAGTTGGTAAATCATAATCACACCTCCACTAATTCCTTACTCTCACCCAATGCGATCGCGCTATCAGGTGCGCTGATGTAAAAATACTCACCATGTCGCGAGTGATAAGCCCTGCCTGATTGCTGTAGCTTGGCTTTGTTGACATGGAATCTACCGCCCTTGTAAAAGTCTGGGAATAACTCCAAAATATCAAGCGGTATATTCTGCGATACCACGATGATTTCCATCGCAGTAGTTTTCACTACAGGGCAAGGCTCGTAAAATATGCGTGATGATTGACAATTAGGATCGATTTGTCGTTCTAGCGACTCTACAAATCCGTAAATAAATTCACCAAAAAACTCTGATGGGAATAAGCCTACTTCGTCAAGTCGATCAAAAACGTCTTGATACCGATCGGCAAGATCTTGATACCGATCGGCAAGATCGGGCGTACACCAATAGTATCGAGCGCGGTATAAGATCGTAAGGTTTTCGACAGGGTGTAGAACTTTTTGATTTTCTATTTGCTGCATCTTCTTTCTCTTCTCCATTCCTTGATTTGACTTGGCATCTCAGTTAAAAACCATTTCCAGAATTTATAGATAACCCAAAAAGGAAATACAAACCAGCCAACTAAAAACCAATATAGATATGTCCCTGAGTAATTGTATTTACTTGAGTAATATTTACCGTCAGAAACAATCTTAATGATGCTGCCATAGGAAACCGCGATCACAAAAATCAAAACACCTTCAATCATGATTTAGCCTCTCCAGCTTTCATGATTACGTCATACATTTCTGCTGCTTCTACGATGCGATGGAAGGTTACAGCAAGACTGATTTCGTCATCTCGCTTAAGTCTTTTTAGGGTATCAAGATCTTCAATCTGAACCCTAAGATTTTGATGCTTACCTGTAGTTACTTGCATTGTTTGCACTGCCATAAATTCAACTCTTTAACAACATGCAAACACCTTAACATAATCAAAAACATAAGTCAAATATTTTAAGTGTTGACAAAATAACATATCGCATGTAATACTGTTATTCATAGACAAGCAACAAGGCAAACACATCATGATCAGCAAAGCAGTAAAGAAAATCGCAAACGATAACGGGTTCGACTTCTATGTTTCTGGCTTAGGGTACAGACAATCAGCGCAAATCACCACATTGGGGGATAAGCCCCAAGCGGTAAGCCGTTGCAGCAATAATTCTAAGGATGCATTACAAGCAATCAACACTCTGATCGCACAGCGCAAACTAGACGCAAAAAGCGATGATGCGATCGCCACTGAATCCGAGCAAGCCATCAGCGATTTACTTCCCCCTGTCGTCAATATCTGCGAAACCGTAGCTAAGCAAGCTTATCAAGAGCTTTTACCAGTAGTTGACCAATGGGAGCTAGATCGGGCTGCTCGTATCGCCGCACAAGGCGCATACACAGCCGATGACTTTGCATCTACCTACACAAGGCGCGATGATTTTGGTGATGACGCTTTTGTGTTTAGCGCTCGTTACGGTTGCGGAGCTTTGATTTAATGTACCAACCATTGCAACAAGTCCGCTACCAAGGCGCGATCGCCACAATAATCGATACTCTTGGCAACGTCGCAGGATACGATTATTTGATCCGCTGTGGTAATAGGGTTGAAAGACCCGTCAAAGAAGAAGAGCTAACGGAGGTTTAGCATGAGTCCATACGACTACTACCACCAGCAACTAACATACTGGCTATGCGTTGCATTCTTATCGCCTATTATTTGGGCGATCGCTATTAATATTAATCCGCATCGTTGATTGACCGCCCCTACAGCGCTTTGTAGGTTTCGCACCGTAGCGAGCTGCGAGTAAAAAAAGCTAAATTAAACGAAATAAAAGACAGAAACAAAACATTATGGCTATTCAATTTTCACTAAAAACAATGCCCTTTGCTGCCAATCTTCTCACTCAAGATGAGTGGACACAGGTAGGCTATGCAGAGCTATCAGCATGTGCTGAGATTACGGCTGGAGACTATTCCGAGATTTTCTACGCTATTCTTGCAATCCTTTGCAGTGCTAACAACAATAAGTACTCAATAGACGAGCTTTTTTCTGAGATTTTCTCAGTTCGTAGCTCGGCTACTGATACCGATCGCCGCTTGGTTGAAGATATTTATGGCGGTCGTATCAAGAAAAAAAATGATGAGTTGCTTCTAATCTTTGGTAATCGTCAATTCCCAATCATTCAAGATGGTGAGAATCTAATCTGTGGCAATATTACAGGTCGTCTCACTTCTACATCCAAGATGGATATAAACGACAAACAGTACTATGTGCTGGAGTGGTCACCTAAAGCCACTTACGAAGATAAATCTTTTCGATACATTATCCCAGTTGCGATCGCTAAGGTTGACGACAAGTTCCCATCAATGGACTTGGATCGGCTTGATGATATTGCTGAGAAAAACAATCTAATTGATTGGGTTGAAGCCGTTGGTGCTGGTGGAAGTTTCTTCAAGGCTTACCAGCTTTTTGAAGGCACTGGCATTCAGTCCTTTAAGGTTGTAAATGTATCTGTCACACCTTCTAATAAAGAAGGTTTCAAGGATAATGTGCTGTTTACTCTTGAAGATGGTCGTAAGGTCAACGCAAACAGCAATGCTCAAACTTATTTTATTGAGCTAAGCGAAGCTGATCGTAAAGCCGCGATCCCTTGCATGTGGACTATCAATAAATACGAGGACAAAAAATGCTCTTCATCTATTGAGTCTTTGGGTAAAAAGATTGGCTCTACAAAGATCCCCTCATTTGCTAATTTGATTGGTGGCTCTACTGCTGATTTTGAAAAGTTGGAAGCAGCACAAACTAGAGTAGCTGTAGCCCCCGTTGCAGTGATTGAGCCTAGTAAGAGTGCAAATACTCCAGACTATTCTGATATCCCCTTCTAGCTACTAACCACACACTCACAGGCGGCGCAATGCCGCCTAAACATTATGCAAGAACTACTACAACAAGTTCTATACCTCGCTATTAAGATTGCGGTTGCGAGGAGTTAATTATGATCGGAGTATATATTTTTACTGTGATTTTTAGTCTAGCGTCTTTATGTATTTCTTCTTTTACCCTTGGCTACACTATTGGCAAAAGAAGCAGATGAGCGATAAGAAATTAGCTACTAACCCACACTCACAGGGCGGTATAGCGCCGCCCTTCACAAATGACCATCTACATTCTTTGTTTTAAAAAAGATCGCTATGATTCGCCCCATATCCATGCTGCTTATATGTTTTTAAGTACTGCAATTGCAAAAGAATCTGAGATCAAAGATAACTATTTTGTTACTTGGATAGAACAAACTACATGCTATAGCAAAAACGAGTCACTAAACAAATAAGCGAAAATCATGCAGCAACCAATAGAGAAGAAATTCAAGCTAGTACGAATAATGCTTAAAGAGGAAGAAACGCCACTAACGAGCAATCTATTGCAACTCAGACAGGAAATGGAAGAGCAACAAATTAAATATCCAAACGATGATTTTAAAATTGTCGATCAGGATGGATGTTTAGCCGAACTAGCCGATTTCCTTGAATCAGAGCTAGCTCATCCTGTGGCTAAAGCTAAGCGGGTGAAGGAAGAGAAGAAAGAGCAGTACAAAAAGGAAGTAGTCAAGAGGTTGAAGCGATGCTAAGTACAATCAAAGTATCTGTAACCGCCGCGCACATCGCCGCCGCAAAGTATCCTAGTAAGTCACCATTAGCTCTTGCCCTGCGAGAGATGGGGTATACCGATACCCACGTCGCTCAACATTTTGCATATATCGGCAACAAAGTTTATGCATTGCCAGAATCAGCGATCGCATCAGAGCGTTGTTTTGATTATTTAGCAAAAGGCGGTTCTAGCCAAGGTGAGATTGCTGAGAATATTTTTGCTTACGAGTGCGAGTTAGTGGAGCTAGTGCAATGAAACTCAAAATGATCGAGCTATTTGCAGGAATAGGCGGCTTTAGACTAGCAAGCGATTGGGTTGGAGGAATTGAGACAATCGTCTCAGTAGAAATTAATCCGTTCTGTCAAAAAGTATTAAAGAAAAATTTTCCTAATACACCAATTTATGATGATGTCACAACCTATAAACCTACGTCATACTGCGATCTTGTTGTCGGGGGATCGCCTTGCCAAGATCTTTCTATCGCAGGAGTTCAGAAGGGCATTATCGAGGGCAAAAGGTCAAGTCTATGGTTTGAACAATTACGAATCTACAAAGAGAGTAGAGCAACTTTCCTTATTTGGGAAAACGTCGCAGGAGCTTTTCGCAACGGATTTAGAGAAGTTCTCAGGAGCCTTTCCGAAAGCGGGTACGATGCGGAATGGCAAGTTATCAGCGCAGCCACTTTCGGACATGATCATTTACGAGAGCGGATCTTCCTTATTGCCTACCCAAATGGCTTATTCGGGCAAGCGCCGACCTGGTCAGACCAAATTGGAAGTCAAATTACGGAAATTAAAACCAACCCCTTGCGCTACGGATTACAAAGGCAGAACAGGCAGAAACTACAAAGGCCCAAAACACATCGAGAGAATAGACGATTTGCTAATGTTGCCAAAAGGTCAAGTTTTGAACCCGTGCCGTGGGGAATACCGCATGGGGCTGCCGATAGGCTGGACAGACTTGCAGCCATAGGCAATGCGATCGTCCCCCAGTGCGCTGTAGTGCCATTACTCAGAGTTAAATATTTAGCGTCATTACTCCAATAAAAATCAGCGATCGCCCCATGACAAGCGATCGCTGAAACCCGAAAAACTGCATTTCTACCAAATATTAAACCATGAAATATCTACTAATCCTCGCATTGCTTTCTATTTCCACCCCTGCGATCGCGCAAGTTAATCGCACCGTTGGCAGTGGCTTCTCTGACCTTGGTAAAATCACAGCTAGAAGCAATCAAGAGGCTTCTAGGCTATGTCGCAAAAAGGGCGGTAACGTTGTGATTAAGACTGGTAACAGATACACTTGCCACTATTTCCAGAGGTTAGCAAAATGATCGATTTAACCCGCATATACGCATTGACTGACGAAATGAAATACGCCGCCCAAAACAGGGGCTTAGACGAAAGAGCGTTACGCGCTCAATTGATTGAACTACGCAGCAAAATCAACCGCGAACTCGCGGCGATCGTTGTTACTAATACTAGAATTGAGTGATGATCTATTAAATTAAATCTTGAGGACAATCTGCGATAATAAAAGTGTTAAGTCACAGAACCACTGCCATGAAAATGAAACCTAAGCCCAAAGGTAAGCCGAAGCCTAAGCCTTATAAATAGACCAAAAGAGAGAGCGATCATTGCGATCGCTCTCTCTTTTGGTGTGGTTACTATTCTCTATAATCGTTGTAAATCTCAATGTCACATTCTGACTCATCAGCAGAGCTTATAATCAAACTGTTTTCTGTTGAGAGATCGCATATTAATTTATAAAAATCAGTAAGATTTTCTAACTTAACTTCCACAAAACCGTCAAAGATTTTAGGTTTTGTACAATTGAATCCAACAATAGATCCATTTTCTATAAACGATTCAATATTTCTGGTAGCAGTTAATTTTACTTTCATGATTACTCCTTTATTAATTAATCCAATTCGCGATCGCCGACTCACGCTCTTGAGTCCAGTAGTACCGCGCTCTATACCACTCAAATAGCTCTTGGCTACCTTTATCGCGATTACAAGGCAGACAAGCGGGCAATAAGTTGCTTGCCACTGTTTCGCCGCCACGAGCTTTAGGCTTTGCGTGATCTAGTGATTGCGCTAGCGATCCGCAATATACGCACTTGTAGTTAAAATTCTGATAAATCCCCTCTCGAAAACTTCTGATTATCTGCTTTTTTCTGGCAAAATCCAAAGTATTTAGCATGTGGTTTTGGAGGTAGGTTTTATCGATTGTAGCTTAGGTCTACTGCTAAAAAGTCGTTAATCCACTTACGATTTTTTGACCATTCCAAGCAACAGATCTAGAAAAAAGATTTTCATCAAAACTTGTTGATTCGCTATAGCACTTGACAACTGCGTTATTAATATCAAAATTTCGCCTTGGTTGCATTACCCATTTTGAGCCATCTTTTACCCATTCTCCAGAAGTAAAAATATGCAGTTCAAACGATTTGTTTTGACTCCAATTTTTAAAGCTTGATATTTGGATATTGACAGAGCAAGGATCGTAATGTGATAGCAGTATCTCGGATTCTGATATAGCACAAAAGTAAGTACAGCCACAAAGCGCAAATGTTCCGATACTTTGATCGCGGCTTACAATTTTTTGCTCATTCATTGAGACTAAATTTTTGATTTGCTTATTTGAATCTTTCATCAAGTAAATAGCCCTCTTCTTCAATCCATCCAATCTCACGTTCTTTGTCTTCCAACCACTGAATAAAAGCGTCAGCCTCTAAAGTCTCAAAAACGATATTACCAAATCCAACTCTGTACCAAAACTGTTTATCTGGCGATCTGCGTACCGAAAAAATTAATTTTTGTTCTCCAATTTGTTCTATAGATATAAAGTGTGTATTGTCTACCAACCAGTGCGATTTAGGGGATTCGGCAAACTTTCTATAGCCATCAATAATTACTGCAAGGCGATCGCTACTGATAGATGCGATTTCTGGTTCTAGGAACGGGGGGAATATAAATGTCATGCCTAAATCAACTCCATCGCTACCCATTGGAGTAGCGCTTTGAATGTGTCGCGGTCTGAAAATTCTAGTAATTCGTAAGCGCGATCGCTCAATCCTTTGGATTGCGTATGTACATCCCATTCGCCATAAAATAGAGCCAATCCTAGATCGCGAATTAGCATCGCAAGCGAATAATCTTTATCCATAGCCATGATTTCAACCTCAAGCCAATCAGGGATCGGCGTGGTTGATGCGTAGTGGTTTACGGGTTTAGTCATCACAATAAACCTCAGTCATTCCTACAATTGGTTGCGATTCAATAGCGACAATCTCAATAATTGCATCCAACAATCCTGTGATTGTTGCCGCTTGGTTATCAGACAATGCAAACCTAGCTAGTTTATGTGTATCTAAATCAATAGGATAATCAATCAAGTCAATGATTGACGCTGTTTGTGATGCACCAAAGAATAAAGCTATCTTTTTAATATCGATTACTCCATAGGATGAAGCGCTGATTTGTCCTGCTGTTGTTCTGATCATGATTGGTTTACTCCTTTGTTTTCCTGTTTCTTGATTGTTTATTTACTAAATTTACTCTCGTAATATTTAGTTAGTTTCAACTTCTTGACCTTGCGATTGCCTGTTTCATCCTTGGCGCTTAGCAGCTTAGTAATGAGGCTATTTTCTTCGCTCAGAGCGGATTCTTGATGGGTTGATCGCGTTGGTAATGTGTATTCGGGTTGTGTTTCTGTCATGGGTTAAGCAGCCTCTCTACGAGCAATCATCTTTTGAACTTTGGTTAAAAACTTGTATTGCTCCTTTTGAGCATCTTGCAATGCAAGATCGGCGGCGCGTGGATTCGATACTGTGCAAAGGATATTAGCCATCAAAGAACCGATGCGATTGTCAATGTAGCTTGAGTCAAATAAATTAACATCTAAATCAAAACTACTAGTAAATGAATCGCAAAACGCTTGGTTATACTGCCAGATCATGCACTCATGCATAGAGCGTGATGCTCTTACAAAGTCACCTTTAGCGATCGCCGCTTGGCATTGATTTTTTTCGTATTCGTGGTTTTCGCGCAAGTCTTGTAGCTCTAGTTCGATTGCGTTTGCGATTGGTGCGAGTTGTGTAGCGGTCATTGCGTTTTCCTGTTTACTAAGTTAATTTCTGTATTAAAGATACTATCCTTTTGAGGGATAGTCAATACACAAATGATTAGTATTGTCACTGCTTTTCGTCTAATTATATAAGTAAAAAGTATCCTTTTAAGGGATAGTAGATGTTATAGTGATTAAGAGTAATAAGGTAACAAGTAAGCATGAGTGGATATTTTCAGATTGGCATTTACCAAGGTAAGACAGAGCCGAACATCGGTACTTTGTGGCGAAGCGCTTATCAATTAGGTGCTAGCGGTATTTTTACCATCGGGAAAAGATACAAGCATCAAGCCAGTGATACGTACAAGACCGAAAGGCAGATCCCATTAGTGAACTACCGTGACTTCGACCACTTTCTTGACAATCGTCCAGTCGGCTCTCAGTTGATTGGTGTTGAGATGGGTGGTGCTGCATTGCGTGAATTTAAGCACCCAAAGACTGCGATCTATTTACTAGGTAGTGAGGATAACGGATTACCTAACGAAGTTCGCGCCCAATGTCAGCACATTGTATCTATTGAATCTGTTAACACCGCTTCCTATAATGTGGCTGTTGCTGGCAGCTTAGTAATGTATTCAAGGATGTTTATGTAATGCAGTTAAACCTTAAGCGCCTACGCAAAGCGCGATCGCTAACTCAAAAGGAATTAGCTAAGCAGTGCGATGCTTGGCTAAAAGCCAATGCTGCAAGTATGGATAGCTGCAATCTACGCAAAATCCAAAAGTTAGAGCAGGGTTATTACAGGTTCTTGGAATTTGACCTAATTGATGCGCTTTGCAATGTACTGAATTGCAGTGCTGATGATTTACAGAAGATTAGGAGGCTTTGATGGCTACAAGTCAGACTGAAGTTAGTATAAACAATAGGTTGTACCTAGAAAAAGCCAATGAAGAAGTCAGCAAAATTGTCATTATTCCTGAATGGCAAAAGCTTTTGAGTGGTTTTGAATGTGAGCTTAGCGCTACCAAATATTCTTTTGATGGATTAAGAGCCATAGAAATGGCGATCGCCGCTAACCCATTGTTAAACAATGAAGATCGATTGGTACTTGTTCAAAAATTTATAAGTAAAAATAACCATGAGTGACACAGAAAAACAGCCAGAAAAACAGCGTATCTTGATCGCCATTTCATCACAGCAGATGGAAGATCGGTATAGGGTAGAAGCTTCTCGCGCAAAAGCTCAGAAGATGGGCGCTAGTTCTAGGATTTTGAGGTTATTTGAAAATGACGCTAGTTGACTGGGAAATACAGCACAGATGCGGCGATCGCTCTTTTGAGCCGCAATGGTGGAATTTAAAGGCACTAGCTTATAAATGGCTTATGCCATGTCCAAAGAATCCAATGATTTATCCATATAACACCGAACAGGTTAATGCGGCTAGCTATGATGTGTGTATTGGTGACAGGGTTAAGCTTTTATCTGTTACAGATTATCGCTATGAAATAGTGCAAAAGACCTTTGTTGACGATCTTGGGTGTGACTACGAAGATTTGGTCAAAGTTCCAAAATACTGTTATAAGGAATGGCGCGATATTGATTTGAGGGAAGTTTCCGATTTTAAGATCGCACAAGGTGATTTCATCCTTACTGAGACTGACAACTTTTTCAATATTCCTCGTAATGTATCAGCACAATTCGCGCTTAAATCTAGTCGAGGTCGCGAGGGTTATGAGCATTTGTCAGCAGGATTTATTGATCCTGCTTGGCATGGCAGTAAGCTAACTATGGAGCTGTTTAACGCCAATCCAAACCCAATCCCAATCTATAAAGGGTTGCGAATTGGTCAAATTATCTTCACGAAAACCAATGCACAGCCAATCAAGGCATACGATCAGCGTGGCAGATATAACAATGACAATGGAGTTAGGGAAAGTAAAGGGTAATGATCGTCAAGATTGAAGACATCCAAGCATGGCTAGCGCAAAAAGCTCTTTGGGATAGCCAGAACATTGAAAGCATTGAGTTCACGCTAAACGGCGAACCATATAAACCGCAAATGTTTTGGACTGATACTGATGCCGACGGTAATCCAACTGACCCGATCGCCGCAGAAGATTTTAAGTTTATGGGCTGTTGCACCCATAGCATTTTTGAGATGATTGTTGGGGATTTGAAATAATGAGTTGGACGTATCGAATCTCAAAGCAAACTCTCGCAAACGGTGATGATGTATTTGCTATTCGTGAATTTTATCCCAATAGCAAGGGAGAACTAACAAGCTGGAGTGCTAACGAGATTACACCTGTTGGCACAACACTGGAAGATCTAAAAGGCGAGTTAGCACTGATAATGCAGTGCTTGGACAAGGAAGTAATTGATATTGGAGGTGAAGAGTGAAGACAATGAAAAAATGGTACGCGATGTTTGAGGACAGAGGCTTAAACTGCATTGCTTATGGCGGATTTGACACTGAAGACGAAGCGAAAGCTATGTTTGGTGGAAGGGTTAGCTATGCAATGCTTATCCCAGACGATAGATTGGTTGTTTATCCAGATTATCGCACCGCAAAGTCCTGTATAGGACTTTGCGGTGCACATGGCACGGGCAAAACCACACTGGCGATCGCCTTATCGCAAAAACTAGGGATTCCATATATTCCTATTGATGCGAGTAGTGTGTTTTTGGAGCATGGTTTCCACCCGTCCGACAAATTGGATATCCGCACTAGGTTGTTTTTGCAGCAAAAGATTTTGGCTAAAGCTGAAGACATCTGGTTTGAAGTTGACGAACCTAGCTTTATCTGCGATCGCACACCGTTGGACATGGCTGCTTACTTGCTTGCTGATGTTGGCAATGGTGAGTTAGATAAGCATACACAGTCTGAGGTTATGGACTATTTGCAAGATTGCTTTAATGTTACGGCTCGGTATTTTGACAAAATTGTACTAATTCCCCCTGCAATCCCTTTTGTCGATCGTGAGTACAAAGCGGCGATTAATCAACCGTTAATATTCAAGTTGCATACTCAGCTTTTAGGGATGCTCAATCATCTAAATTTGCCTTATAAGGAGTTGTATAGGGACTGTTTGGACTTGGGCGATCGAGTGAAATTTGTTGAAGATTATTTAGAGGAACCATAATGCCTCTAGAAATTGAACGAGCCAAGCTCATCGGCTTCTTTGATGCCCATCGCGGCTCTTACTCCTTGCGCTACATTGAAATCTGTACGCAAATCAATACGAGCGCATTGCGCTTACTTCTTAACCACGGCGCGATCGCATACGGTAACAGGCGCTTGCGTATTGAATGCGTTGAGGGTAATTATCGCGCTATCACTAAGCTACGTAAGGCGACACCAAAGGAGCTAAAACAGCGGGAATTAAGCAGACTGCGTAATAAAGCTTTTGACCACGCTAGGGCGCGTGGTGTGTCTGTCGGTAAAGCTAAGTTGGCGGCTTGGAATGCTGTTTGCGATCTAGAATAAAAACACCGTAGATGTACGAGAAATATTTATGTATGGAATAGAAACTGAGGACAAGACTACAGCATTAGCCAGTGCGCTTAGTTATTGGGTTTTTCGCTGTAGAGACAAGGGCAAAAGCCCTGCCATGGGCTTAAAAACATGGGAATACTTTCAAAGCAGTATCCAAAATGCTGCTATTCCCTCTCGCAATATCGACGACTACATTGAGAATTTAGCCAAGAAGCTAATTGTTGCACACCTCAACCCAAAAGAATGGACTCGCATAATCGCGCCAAAACAAGTGGTTTTACGGGCTACTGTGAATGACGATGGCAGTATGGGAGACATTCAGCAAATTGATAGCGATCAAAATATTGATCTTTGGTGGTTGGGATGGAACGACATTTTAGCCAAATTGAAACATACGCACGGGATAAGCGATCGCCATATCCTCAGTTTGTGCAAATTAAAACCGCACATTATTACTACTTTTTGTCGTGTTCGCTTTGAAAGCGATCGCGCTTTGAATGTACCAGAAGAAACAGAAAACACTCTAGATGTAGAGGCTACTATCAATGCTTAATTACAACCCACACGATCGCCATAATATCAAGCTACACCTGCAAATTACACTGTTGCAGCCGCTAAGCCACATCAGTGAGTCTGTAGGCAATCAAACCAATTTACGAACGATGAAAGTGACAGATTTAGAGGGAAATCCCTCTGAAGTTTTCACACTTTCTGGCAACTCACTACGCAATCGAATTTTAAGGCGGTGTGGTATTGATTCTTTCTTATCTCAGATTGGTGTGCAAGTATCGCCAACGATGCACCATGCTCTATTTTGTGGCGGTGCGATTGATGGTGGCACGGGTAATGATTTAGATTTGGACAAAAAGATTAGACAGCTTTTGCCATGCCTTTCAGTGCTAGGAACTGCCAAACCTAAAGGATTGTTTAGTGTATCCGATGCTCAAATGGTGCACGGTCGGATCGCTGTTGGTGATGCGTATTTGGCTTGTGTAGAAAGTGCTGAATATATTTATCGACAGTTTCCTCCTGCGCTACCCATTGACGTAATTTCAGCGCTAGAGCAGATTATAGATGGCAAAGATTTGCAGCACAGCCAACGCGTAAACCAATGGCTACATCATGGTTCTCCTTCGGATGTTAATAATTACGATCTCAAGGCTTTGCTTGATGAGTGGCTACCATTCTTGGGAGAAAGGCTTCGATATTATTCCGATTGGCTTACCTATAGCCAAAAGACAAGGCGCGATTCACTTCACGATCCTAACTTTGCAAAGCATTTAGTTGGCGCTACTCCAGAACCTCAAAAGATGATTTCTCAAGGCGATCTATTTGGTATAGTTTCGGAGCCTGAAACCAAGAAAGGTAAAAGCGAAAAAGCAAAGCCCGAAAAAGAGAAAAGCCAACAGATGATCATGGGTAATTGGCTACTTCAAACAGGTGCTACTTTGTACTCTTATTGGAGCGCAAACGTTACCAGAATCGAAGAAGGATTTATTGCAGATGCATTACTCAAGTTTGCAGAATCGCCATACTTGGGCGGTCAATCAGGAACGGGTTGCGGACTATGTTCTATGCAATTCTGGTTTGAGACTGCGGAGGGCGATCGCGGTGAGTTTATGACGATTACACCTCATGCTCAAAAGCTAAGCGATCGCGCTACTGAATCTCATGCAAGGTATAAAGAATATCTCGAAGATTACAAGGGCTTTCTCGCGGATTCTAAGAGCGATATTAGGAGTTTGCTGAATGGATAACCTCCAAATAATTGCACACATGGCAACGCCGCTAGTTGCCTATGATGATTGGAGTCCGAGCTTTGATGCTCTGATTGAGTATCAATTGTTAGACCAATTAGGGCTAATCACGCCTAATCCAACGGCTGCGGATGCTGAAAAGAATCTGCCCTTGATTTTTGATGAAATGCCGATCGCTCGGAAGACGCTTAAAGGCGAGTGGTATTGGGCCGTGAGTTCACCACATTACATCGAAAATCATCAACAAACTCAGCGTTACCGTAAGCGATGGGACAAGCAAGAACTACACCTTGATTGGGGTAAAAAGAAAGCTAAGGTTGATAGTTCGCAAGGGCATTTTAAAGCCTATGATTTACCACGATATGATCGCGAAATGCAGACTATACACTGGTTTGCGATTGGCAATGCTGACAAGATTAGCGAACTAATTCTAAATGTTACGCATCTTGGTAAGAAGCGATCGCAAGGTTGCGGGCAGGTACACAAATGGGAAGTACTTCCTTTTGAACATGATTGGCATTTGTGGAGAGGTGAAAGTTTAGCCCGACCAATGCCAATTAATATGATTCCACAACCTCAATCTATCAATATGATGAACTGGGGGTGGCGAACACCGTATTTTCTGCAATCCAATAGAACTATATGCTATATGCCAACGGATAATGTATGGAGAGAATAGAACGCGATGCATTCTTAGCTCATGCGACACTGCCAACATTTAAGCGCAAAGTTGAGAAAGCTAAAGAGATTATTCGAGAGGCTTTAGCGATCGCTCCTTCTTATGTTGCGGTGTCATGGGGTAAGGATTCAGTCGTAATGCTTCATTTGGTGCAGTCGATTTGTCCTAATATTTTGGCTATTTCTTTTGGACATTATGAAAGAGAAATGATTAGTAATTATGCTGAAACAGAATCAAAATATCAGGACAAATTTGGGCTAAACATTCAAACTATTTTGATGCAAGGCGATCATGTCCCTAACAAAGTTAAGTCACAAAAATTATGGATTGATTATCCTGTCGCTTTTGTTGGATTGCGGATAGAAGAAAGCGCAAAACGTAAAGCAACCTTGCTAAAAAATGGCGCTATCTATCAATACAAAAAAGGAGATTACAGAGCTTGCCCTGTTTTTAATTGGAGTGAAAACGATATTTGGGCTTATACGCTTTCCCATGAATTACCATACCTAAAAGCCTATGATTTAGGCGCAAAACGAACTACAGATCATGTCAGCAAAAATACTAACAATCAATATCAAGCTACAAGATTAGAAGAGTTTCGCAAGATTTCGCCAGAATATTTTGAATACCTAAAAGGATTATTGTATGCAAATTAAAAATTATTTAGATGCTGATTACTGGTATCAGATGTATGGCAGTCAAGCTATCGGATTGCCACTGGTAAAAAAAGACGGCTTTGCTGCTGACATGTTGAATTTCGCACCTAACGAAAAAACTTCTCTTCATACCCATGAGGGTGATCATATTTTGTTTGGAGTAGAGGGGTCTGGATGGATTGATTGCGGCGATGAAACACAACCAATCATCAAAGGAACTTGCTACTTTATAGACGGTTCGCAACCTCATAGGGTAAGGGCTGGAAATGACGGGCTTTTTCTTTTATCTATTGCAAACAAGCATCAACCTGTAGATAGTGAAAAAAGATTGGTGATTATCAATGCCTAACTGCAATTTTATAGAATTTTTATTCAGTATTGAAGGGGTGTTAATCCCACGGAATTATCACTATTGCTTATATTCAGCGCTGACCAGCTTATCTCCTAAGCTCAAAGATAACCCTGAGTGGGCGATCAGTAGAATCAGTAACACAAATATTTTTGACGATCGCACATTACGTTTAACTCAAAGCACTATAAAGCTACGTTGCTCCAAAGATTTAATTACAGAGCTAACGATGCTTTTTGATTGTCAAATCCATTTAGGCAAAGAAGAGTTGATTAAACTCAAGCTGGTTAATGGCACAGAGCTAAAATCTCAAGAGAATCTAGCGGCTTGGGTATCAATTAAAACCGACAACAATCGTGAACCCGATCTTACTAGGTTTGCGGTGTCGCTAGGTAAGCAACTAGCAAAGTTTGATATTAATACACTGCCAACAATAGGGCGCAAGGAGCAGCTAATTATTAAAAAGCAACCGTGTGCTGTATACCCTGTAATGTTTTCAGATTTGCGCCCTAACGAGTCTTTAATATTACAAGAGAAAGGGTTGGGAGGTCGCAAACACCTAGGATGCGGGTTTTTTGAATAAACTAACTTCACACTCCCCCAGCCGTTGCACCCGCGACGGCTTTTTTTTGTGTCTATAAAAATAGTTTGGTTTTGCTATTGACAAAACCTATAGGTCGATCAATAATAGGTTATTGAGTTAAACAAAGGAAATCAAGGCAATGCTACTAGGTAATCTTGATCTTAAATGCGGCGAAGACCACGAAGGGTTTGTATCAACAGATATTTTTGTTGATGAGGATGGTCTGAAGATCTCCAATATTCCCTGTACTATCGACGAGGAGGGGGTATATGAACTCCTTGCTTTGTTAGAGGATCACGGGATTGAGCCCGTCGAAGCGTTTGAAGATTGGAAAGAAAGCTGCATGGAATTGTCCTTTCATGTAGCTCCACTTCTTTCGGGAGTTGACGCTACACAGGGTCAACTCTTGGAAAAAGCAATCTCCACAACTGTTAAATGCTGGAAAGACGAGTTCGGAAACAATAAGCTAGATCCCGCCTCGTCTGACTGGGTTGACGAGACATACATTGAGGGGATAGAGGAAACCACTCTGATCAGGGAGCGCTTTAATATTGAAGTGCTTCTAAAAATAGGCACAGATGATGCCTTGTCAGCTTATGAATGGGAGTTTTTAAAGGAAAGGGTTACTATCCAAGAAGTGTGGATCGCTGATCACTATCCAGCGGATGGCAATATCCCATTGACAGTTCATTTTATGTCTGATGGATCTGCTATCGTTTTGAATCCTCTAACAGGGGATGAATTTTATCCAACTGTTAGAGGATTTAATGAAGCTTACGCTGAATTTGATTACGATTGGAATCAAGTAGATGCCTAGAGGCGGTAATCACGGAGGCGGTAGACCTAAGAAACCGCCCGAAATAAAGGCTAAAACATATTCCTACTGTTTTAGCCCAATCTTAGGAGATGCGATCGCCGCTATTGGTGACAACGCATCGCAGTCAATACAAGCAATTGTGCTTAAGTATTTTGGGATTACTCCCTTGCAATGGGAGATTTACACAACTTGGATTGAGTGCGATCGCAAGGTCATCGCAACAGCCGAAAAGCTAGGTCGCGATCCTGAGAACGTAAGGCAAATCGTTGCCAAGGTTGAACGGAAATTAACAAAAACAGTGAAGCAGGAGTAAAAGCATCATGAATAAAGCTGAAAGACTACATGAACTATACAAAAGACTAAGAACGTTGCTAAGTGAATTGCAATTAGTCCAGTTTGAGATCTGGGATTTGTGCCAAGACATGAAAAGCGATTCATTGTTTGATGAGTTACAAGCAGCGAGACAAGCGGCGATCGCTACTGAACAGCCAGTAGAAAAACTGCAATCCATGGAAAATTTGCGTAAAGCATTAGGTAATGGTGAGATGGCAAAAGCTAAGGAGCGTGTAGCATGAATTACAGTTTTATTGGCGGCGATCGCAGTGGATGGGTTCGTATTTTTGACAAGAACAAAAAGTCAAAACCAAGCGTTAAAATTTCTGGCGCTGATTTGATTGATTTTCTCGAAGGTCATCGCAAAGCCGATCGTCATGGCGCGATGCAACGCAATCTCGAAAAGTTCTACAAAGCGGCGATCGCTAAGTCTGATGAGGTGGCGGCGTGAGTAAAACACAATCTCTTAACGATTTAAAACGTATCGCAATCGCTAAGCACGGCGAAGATCGGGCGTGGTCACTAGCCATTATGGAAGGCGATCCGCGCCATAAGAAACCTTGGCAACTTACGATCGCGCATCCCGTTCAAACTGCGGATGAAAAACTCAAACATCAGATTTGGCAACAAAAAATTAATAATGAGTTGAAATAATAAGAAGCCCTGAATGCATAGAGTTTTGTTTATACATTCAGGGCTTCTTATTAATAAATTCAATGTTTACATTGTGGTACAATTATACTAAGATAGTAAAAGTTAAGTAACTAGGTAATAAATCATGAGTATTGAGATTATTCAAAAAGCAATTGCATCACTAGCTAACGTTTGCGATCATGCATTTAGCGAAGACGGCAAAGGATTTAACGGGCGTGATGCTGAGTTTGGGCATAGCTTGGCTGAGCAAATTGAAGCGGGTAGAAATTTATCCCCTAACCAATTAAATGCTGCTTTCAAGATGCTGCAAACCTATCGCAAGCAACTGCAAAACTTGGGGATTGAGTTACCAGAATCTTTCAGCGCAACTACGGCGATCGCTACTGAAGCCAAAGCAGAAAAGCCAAAATCTAGCGGTAAGATTTCACTACAGGGCAAAGCTATCATTGTCACATTCCCATACAGCCCTGAAACTGTCGCTAAGGTCAAATCTGTTAAGGGTGCTAAATGGAATCCCGATGGTAAATTCTGGCAATTTCCTTTTAGCTCTGCTGCCGATTTGATGACTTCATTTTCTGATTTTGAAGTAGATCCTACGATCGCTAGTGAGGTTGAGTCCGCACAATCGGAGCGTTTAGCGGAATTGGCGATTGCTCAAGCTGACTACCAAAAATTAGTAAATGCTGCCAATGTATCAGAACCGCTAGCTAATGGTCGCAACCTTTACCAGCACCAAAAGGAGGCTGTGCTATGGTCAATCTCTCAGATTCAAAATACTGAGCTTAGAGGTGCGATCATGGCGTTAGATATGGGTTTAGGTAAAACGCTTTGCTCCCTCATGGTTGCAAAAGCTTATTATCAAGTATTCCAAATTCCTGTTTTTGTAATTTGCCCTGCATCACTTAAAGAGAACTGGTTTCGTGAAGCTGAAATGGTTGGTGTACCTATCGAGGTTTTTTCATGGGCAAAAATGCCAAAACCTCTAGAGATTAGCCAATACTTTCTAATCTCGGATGAAGCCCACTATGCACAGGCTGGCAGTAAATCAGCTAGAGGCAAGGCATTTATTGAGCTAAGTACTCATGAAAATTGCAAGGGTAGCTTAGCTCTCACTGGTACACCAATTAAAAACGGTCGTCCGATCAATTTGTTTCCACTACTTAAGGCAACTAACCATGAGTTAGCCAAAAACAAGAGAGATTTTGAGTCGTATTTTTGCGCCGCTAAAACTACTCGTTTTTGCCCTTGGGATGTATCAGGCGCTGCCCATCTTGATGAACTCCACGCTCGTACCAAAAATGTGATGTTTCGCAGAACTAAGGCTCAATGTTTAGATCTGCCAGAAAAAACTCGCATGATGAGAGCCGCCGAAGTCACAGGCGACGCTCTTAAGACTTGGAAACAGTCGTTTTTAGAAGCTCAGATTGAGTATGAGCAAAATCAAGGTATGGGTAAAGGTGAAGCTCTTGTACTGCTTGGCAAACTCAGAAAAGCTGCTTCTGTTGCCAAAATTGAAACAGCGATCGAGATGGCTAACGATATCTTAGAAGAAGGTCAACAAGTCGTTATTTTTACTGAGTTCCTTGACACTGCAAAGGAATTACACAAACGTTTAGGCGGCGAGCTTTTGATCGGTGAAACTGCTGTAAGCGATCGCCAAAACCTTGTAGACCGTTTTCAATCTCGACAATCCAAGGTATTTATCTCAACTAGTCGAGCTGGAGGTGTAGGCATTACGCTTACTGCATCACAAACCGTGATTATGGTTGATCGCCCTTGGACTAGTGGAGATGCAATGCAGTGTGAAGATCGCTGCCATCGGATTGGACAAAAGAATAGCGTGTCAGTTTATTGGCTTCAGTGGCACGAAATCGATCAAAAGATTGATACTATCTTGGAGCAAAAACAAGAGCGTATTGAGCTAATCCTAGAGGGCAAGCGCAAAACCTTACGTGGTATTGGATCACCTGCGGATATCGCGCAAGAGCTTTGTGAAGATATTCTTACTAAAGGCAAGAAAAAATAAAGTTTACCTACTTTGCATAAATAAAACTCTATGTAAAGTAGGTAAATGATTAAAAACAAAGTGATTTAATTTAGTACAAAAATACTATACTCAGCAAACAATCTAAGGTGATTTATGGAAAACCAAGAAATTGAATGGGCGCAATTTAAGGCGCGTATCCCCCGCAAATTACACCGTGAGGCTAAAATTGCCTGCGCAACTCTTGACCGTAAAATGGTTGATGTTTGTATTGAAGCTCTTGAACGAGTGATAACAGAAGCAAGAATTAAATAATGACTACACATCTTTTATTGAATGAGCGCCCTTTACAGGTTTTGCCGACGCTAGCAGCGATATTTGGGATTAATGAAGCGATCGCAATTCAACAAATTCACTGGGTTATTACGATCAAGCATGAACACCAAGACGATAAAACTTTTTACGAAGATTTTATGTGGTGTAAATACACATTAGTTCAATGGGGCGAAAAAATGCCTTGGCTTTCAGGCTCTAGTATTTTCCGACTTTTCAAAAAGCTTGAAAATGAAGGAATTGTGAAGACCGTTCAACCCTATGCATCAAGCAGAGATCAGACGAAATGGTACAGGATCGATTATGACGTTTTGCATGTCAGATCGAAAACTGCATTTAGTCAATTTGACGATCTCCCATCTAGTCAAAATGACCAAATCAGATCTAGTCAAAATGACTACATGATCAATAGATCTAAAGATCTTAAAAATTTAAATAAAAAACAAAGCGATTCTTTCTCTGAGAATTTACAAGAGCAGAAAAAAATACATCCTGAACAAAAAACAAGTAACCTCTCGGATCCAAACAATCTCGAAGATCAAGAAACCCCACCCCCTACCCCCGCCCCTTTGTTGCCCGAAAATTCCAGTAAGGCGAAATGGTATGACGATCCAATGGGCGATCGCTTTAACAGCAAAGAGCCGTCAAGAAAAAAACAGACCGAGCCACTGACTAAAGACGATGATTTTCTCAAGTATTTATTTACTGAACTTAGAAAGACTAAAAGCTATTTTAGGGACATTCAAAATAAAGACGATCTAACTCCTGTTAGAGGCTTTATCCGTAAGTGTTGGATTGTTGGTTCTGAAGGTGATGTTAGATTTGCTGAGATTCAAGATTACTTAGCTAATTACGAAAAGCACAAAGAACAATCCCAACAACATCGATCGCAACAGCAACCCACCCCGATCGCAGTGCAAGAATTAACCGCAACAGCCCCCCCCGCACACATTAGAGAGAGATTTAACAAAGCATCATGACATTAATGTTTACAGAATCGCATCAAAATCAACTGTATGCCCTTGATGCTGAAGGTATCGTTATCGCTACTCTTTTGCAGTCTCAAGACACGATAGCCCCCCTCGCCGCTATACTTACCCCTGACATGTTTTACATGCACCTTCACGGCTTAATTTTTGGAGCTGCTACAAAAATTAAAAAATTAGGCGGCGAAGTAAACGCTCAAACCGTATCCGAGGAGCTTTTTTTGCAGAAAGTTTTGAAGGGTATGATCGATGATTACGAATCGCAGGTTTATAAAATTGTTCGACAGCATCTGCCATCCGCTTCAGTGATTGAGTATGCAACTATTGTTCGCGACAAATACAAATCCAGAAAATACCGTGATTTTTGCATTCAATCCGCAGGGCTATTTTCTGATCTTCCAGTTGATGAGGCTAAAGAAAAGTTTGAGTCTGGGCTTGTAGAGCTATCAAAGATTAATTCTAGCGAATATACAGTACCAATTTCTCAACCAATGGCTGATGTGTTCACAGGATTAATGGAGACTTACGATCGCCGCCAACAAGGGAAAATGGAAGAGGTTATTTTGCCTACAGGCATTAGAGATCTTGACGCTTTGATCGGTGGAGGTATTGCTAGAGCTAGATTGATTGTCATGATGGGTGCAACTGGCATGGGCAAAACGACCTTACTGCAAGCAATATTAAAAAATGCTAGCTACAAACTGAAGCGTCCATCATTGCTTTTTAGTATTGAGATGACAGCCGAGGCTCAATCCGAAAAGATTTATTCTAATTCTGCTCAAATCCCCATAACAGCACTTCAAAACGGGGCTATTCAAGATCAGCAATGGGAAAAGCTAGCAGAGGCTAGAGAGTCCTATATCGACATCCCAATGATGATTAACGATCGCGTTCGCAACATTGAAGATATTATTTCCATCTCTCGTAATTACTATGCAGAGCATGGGGAAATAGCAATAATCGCTATCGATTTCTTGCAGTTGATTAAGTCAACAAGAAAAGAGCTTTTTATTGACAAGAGAGCTAGGTTCATTCATGTTCTTGAAGAGCTTAACCAGCTTAAAAAAGAGCTTAACACTCGCATTATTCTGCTTTCTCAGATTGGGCGCAATGTCAAAGACCGCAACGAAAAGCGCCCAACCATTAACGATGCTGCTGAAACAGGCGCACTTGAAGAATTAAGTGATTTACTTATCTCGTTTTACCGTGATGAATATTACAACCCTGACACGGTAGACAGAGGGATTATGGAAGTATCTGTGCTTAAGGGGAGATCTGTTCCAACTGGTATGGTTAAGGTTTTGTTTGATGGTCAATACTCCACTATTCAGGATCTAAAACATGCCTATTAATTGGAAGCTGGACACCGCAAATCAATCTATTTTTGATGTTTACCGCGAAATGGGTAAACCAATACAAGAATCAGAAAAAGTAAATTGCATTTGTCCTGACTGTGGATACCACACAGGATGGAGACGCGCCCCGCATTGGGTTAACTGCGGATGGTGTTTATCAAGAGTCCCCAAAGCTGAAAAACCTATAACTGATGTCATTCAAAGCTATTTGGATAAATTGGTCGGCGACAGTAGCGATCGCTTAATCAAGTTTACGGAGCTATGCGGCAAACAAGACAAGCAGTCTTATGCCGACTGGAAATCAATGCCATTAAAACGGCTTGAAATGCTTCTATCAAAAATCTATCTAGAAACAAAATCATGAAACCCATAACCGAATACACAAAACAGATCGACCATAAGCCATTGGAATCTGCCATTAAATCTTTAATGAATTGTTCTGATGTTTGGTTTTTTGAAGCTGGAACTTATACGTTGACTGAAGACTACAAAAAACAGAAAGCAAAACTCATTTCAATAATGCAATCAATGTTAGAAGAAGCAGGATATTAAAACCATGAAACCCACAACCGACTACACAAGACAGATTGATGAGATGAAACTCAAGCCCGATGACTATGTTTGTTTATGTGAAGACATCCAAGAGCAAATCAATGAGGAAGAGTTTAACGGTGTTTACACCTATGCAGATACCGATGAATTTATTACACGTTTGAGTAAGGAGGAGAGGCTGAATCTACTGAGCCAACTACAAAACCGTTTGATTGCTTGGCTGAAGACTAATCTGAAGAAAGCTAAGAGGAAGAAGAAATGAGTGATTTGATTCTGATTGTTTTGGCTTTGATGCTTTGCGCTTATTTCGCTTATTCTATTTACGACAAACCACTATGAACTTAATACCTCTCTATAAAGAAACCAATCAACAATTTTACGAACGCCTTGTTTATGATGTCGATGCTTACATTCTTGATCGCTATGGCATTGATTGGCGAACGGCTGCTAAACAATGGGGTGAAACCGATGATCAAGGTATCTACAATCAGTTCTATTACATGACTCTAAAGCTAAGATATTTTATTTCACGGAGCGCAAAAGAAGCATCATGAAACCATCCCTACCCATCTGCATCCCCTCAATCCCCTCACCTGACACCAGCCCCGCAATATGGCGACAAGTTGCGCCGATCCTAAGTGCGATCGCAGCGCATGAGCAAAGGCGCAAGCTTAAAGACGATCGCGCTATTGCCACTAATGCGTTATTCGTAGCTCGGTATTTGGTGTATAAAAATCAGTGGTCCAGCCTATGGCGGTCTCTACTAGATCGCAATGTTTTGCATATTGGTGACGCGCCAAAATTACAACCGCCAAAAGCTAGACCAGAACCAGAGTTAGAGGCGATCGCAGCTCCACCGCCAAAACCGAAAAGCGATCGACCAAAGACAAAGCCGCCCAAGAATGTTGCAAAGCCGAAAGCCAAAAAGCAACGTAAGCGGATTCGTAACCGCGAAAGGCTAACAGATCGCAAATCACCAACGTACTTATATGTTTTTGCGTGTTTAAAGCCTTGTTTGAGTGGTTTGCTATCAATCCTGAATCTATACAGCTTTTTTGCCTACAGCGCCCCGTTATGCCCACGACAAAAACCACCGATCCGCGATCGCCCCGATGGTCAGCGCATAAAAGCTTTGCTTGCTTATAAGGCTAGCGGAGGTGAATATGCAAGCCTAAAAGTGTATCTCCCATCGCTCAAAAAGCGGTACAGAATGCACCCTGATGTTTCTAAATTGCTACTTGATTGGAGTAATCCAAAACGCACACGCACCCGCAAGAAAGTTGAATCAGACAAACAGAAGGGAGTCGCTAAACGGATTATCTCGACTGAGCAGATTAACTCAGTACTTACCGATAAATGGCAGGATGCCGTAACAATTGCTTACAAGCTGAACGAGCTGCTAGGCGAGAATATTGAGCTAAGAAAATTATCAAAACTGCTCTACAATCGATCCGTAGCAGGGGAAATCCATCGCTACAATCGCGATCATCATGAGATTTCTTTCTTCTCACGGGTGCAAGCAACAGAATTTGAGAACGAATGGATGACTCTAGAGATGGCTTATCAGCTTGCAATATCTAGAGGATGTCCATTTGCTAGGAATACCTTTAGGAAAACCCACAGATTCGATTACAGCGCTTACGGATTAGAGTTCCGTAAAGCCGCCCCTGATAACGAGTGCAGTCTGCTACGGTATCGCGATATCCAGCCATAGATTTTAGTCTATGCTTTGCGGGTTTATTGTGATGGATAGTTATGATTAGGGTATTGTATGTTTGTAAGGTTTGTACTACTATGTAAAAAGTTAAGAGATTAACGAGTAAACAAGTATCAAGGGAGTAAAGATTATGGCGACTACTGAAGCTTTGAATGAGTATAAGCAACTATTAGAACAGATTGGCAATGCATACCAACACGGTAAGCCATTTGTACAGGCAGTATTTTTAGGGATTACTTTAAATGGGAGCGACCCCACTGCAAGAAATTCTTACATTCAAGGCATGGGCAAGCATTTTCGGATTGATGAATCTAAAGTTAATCGCATTATTGAGTTGTTGCCAACTTAAGCCACCCCTTCTCTCACTAAGAAGTATCACCTGCGATCAAGTTGTGAGCGCGATCGCATTATTAAATTATTTGGAGAGAGATAATGGAAGGATTATCGCTAAGCCTATGTATTCGCGACATTATCAGAGACAAAATTGATCCTGAATC